ATGTTACCTGACTTGCCTTCCGGCTCCGGCTGGTGACATAAGTAGTTAGGTTCTGGTTTCTTTACCATCTCCTTCAAGTGCTTCACCCTATCAACAATCGTACCGTCAAACTCTATAACCCCTGCAACCTTTGGGTCGTTCAAGTCGTACTTCAAGAACGTAAGATGTCCGTTGGTCTTGTCCATCGCCAGCCAACCAATCTCTGTAGCACCTTCCGAGTGGGCGTAGGCTTTAATCTGGTCAACGTAACCAAAGGGGTCGTCGTTCAGTATCTTACCTTCCTTAAACTTCTTAAACCCAAAACTACTGGCTGACTTAACGTCGGTAACTACACCGTCAATCTTACAGTCCATTGAGCCTCGGATACCTTCCACCTCACAACGCTTCTGCTCGTCGGTGACTGTGTGTCCTGCCATACGTGTTAAGAATAACAGCATCTCTTCAATTAGATGTCCGTACATAAACTTAACGTACGTGTGTGGCTCAAGTTCTTCCTTCTCTGTACCTGCTACTACATTCCAAAGGTAACGGTCTGTGCGTCCAATGTTCGACAATCTAAGTGTGCGCTTATCCTCTCGCTTCTCCCTGCCGAACTCTGTACGCATTAAGTCCTTGACTGCCTCACCGAACTTCTCAATCTCAGCCTCTACGTCTACTGAGGGGTCAGCGTCCTTTGTCTCCATCATCTTGTAGATGTCTTTAACTAACGTCTCAGTCTTTTTCATCTTCGAGTTCCTTGAATGCTTTAATCACATCCGTTGAGAATAGCTTCTGTAAGTTTACCAAGAACATACGGCTTGCGTTGTTGTCGCCGCCTGATACTGTTCTGAACGTATCCAAACCGTTTACTATCTTCTTCAATACCTTTGTATCAAACACCAAGGTACAGTATTCATCGTCTCCTATGCATAGGTTATGAAACCAGTAATCAGACTCAGTTGCCGCTATGCCCGAGGGCTTGCCCCATGACTGGTACTCAATACAAATGTTACCAGTCTTCTGCCACATATCCTTCTCGGACTTAACTTCAATCTTCTTGTTCTGTAGCATATCGGCAATCTTGTCTTCCCGTACCTCACCGTATGCTAAGTCTAAGTCAAACTTCTTCCTATCAGCTTTTGCAGGTTTCATGTTATCTTCCCATCGTAGTGAATAAAATCAAACCCGCGAGTGCTGCGAGAAAGAATATACTGCCCCAAGGAAATGTGTCGTCATCCTCCTGCCGCGTGTCCTCAACCAAACCCATGACCTCAAGTACTGAATCAATGCCGTGCTTCTTGTACAGTTCGTAATGTGGGTGGTTTGGATTGCCTACTCGGTAACGCTTACCGTTGATTGTCAACCTAGTCTTGTTTTCCAATTGTCTATCTTGACTCATTGTTTTTTTCCTCATTAGTGTGTCTGGCTCCAGTCGGTTCCGATTTGGTATTCACCTGCAAGAGGGCAGTTGAGTTTGAAGTAGTTTCCTGCCGCTTCAATGCAAGCAGTTGAGAGCCTGCCAAACCGTACTGCGTCCTTTTCTGCGACCTCCGTCTGGATTTCATCGTGTATGTTCCCTATAAACTTATAATCAATTTTATGAATGGTTGCGTACTCGTCCAGTAGGCACAGTGCTTTCTTCATAACGATTGCACCTGCGCTTTGTAGTAGAGTATTTAACGCTGCGTGTTCTGACCGTACAGCGACCCTGCGTCCATCCAATCCAAGAACATAACCTCTTCCAGCAGCCACTCCAACTCGTTCTCGTAATGTTCTAAGAGCTGGCGTATTTCGTAGGAACTTTTCCTTAAGTCGTTTACCATCTCTTGCACTTCCGCCGACGATGCTTCCGATTTTCGCATCTCCTGCGCCGTAAAGAAAAGCGTAGATAAAAGTCTTTGCTTGATTTCTAGTTTCAAGGCCAGCAGCCAGCTGGTTTGCCGTGTGAATATCTCCCGTGAGAATTTCATTTGTATATGCCTCATCGTTCATGTAGTGTGCAAGCATACGTAATTCCAAGCCGCTTGCGTCCATACCTACTAGCTTGTAGCCTGTAGGAACTGTCCAAACCTCTCTGCACTGTTTACCGTAGGGTGCATTACCTGCCGGTACTTGAGCAACATTGGGGCTTGAGTGTGTCATACGTCCTGTTACTGCGCCGTTGGCGTTGACATAACCATGCACTCTACCATCTTCTTTAACAGCGTCTAACCAGCTTTGTATCTGCGCGATGCGCTTCTGTACCATAAGGTACTCACCAATAAGCTCCGCTTCCGGTATACCCTTCACCTTGTTAAGAACGCTCTCATCAACGATTGGCTGTCCTTTCTCTGTAAAGGTCTCTGGTTTCCATCCGAAGTATTGTAGGTAACGACCTATCTGTTGTCGTGAGCCTAAGTTAAACTCTGGATAATCCAGTCTGCTAAATGGTGCTACTGCTGTCGTCCACTGTTCCCCTAAGAACTTCAAGCCCACTACTGAGTGGCTTCCGTCCTTCTTAACCTTTGGTGTTATCTCCTTAATGAATGTTGGTAGTGGTTTAAACTTCTCGTGTACCCTGTCCTCTAGGTCAAACTTCTTCTCCTTCAACTCAGCCAAAAGTACAAACGCTTTCTCTTGGTCTACCAACCAGCCGCTTTTAATTTGCTGGCTAATAATCCCTTGTACTTGACCTTCAAGCATAAGGCTCTTATCTCCAAAGCCAGTAAGTTGTTGAAGTAGTCTCTGGTACACAAGTTCATTAACTCTAACGTCTTGCTTACAATACTCCACCATATCCTGAGAAAAATTGTCCCAATCATAGTGTTCTCCTTTCGGTTGGTTTAATAACTGACCCCAGTTCTCCAATGAGTGACCGCCTTGTCGTGATGGCTCTGTCAGTCTGGACATAACTAACGTATCTGTTACCTTACACTTGCTGAAGTCTACGTTAAGTAGCTTCTCTAACACTGGAATATCGTAGCCAATAATGTTGTGACCGATGACCTCCAGTTCTCCCTGCTCCTTAATCCAGTCCTTGAAACAAAGTAGGCTGTCTCCTGACCACTCTACGTACTCCTTAGTGTCCCTCTCGTAAGCGATGATGCACCATACCTTGTCAGGGTCTAGGCCGTTCGCTTCGATGTCAAAGACTATCTGCTTCATAGGACTCCTGCTGTTTCCTGTCTCTATAATCACACCAACCATTGATGGAATCAAAAACTTCCTCAATGCTGTTGTAACCTGAGTACCACTTACAATGTGCTTTGTGTCTAGGTGTCCACTTCATTGTATGAGGTGAAATAAAGAAGTAACACTTCCTGTGGTGGAAACATATCTGACCTGCACCGTATGGATATATTTTCTTCTTCCCTAGTCTCTTTAACTCATTTATTGCTTCCTCTATCATTACAGGGTCTGCAATGTCTGTCTCTGTTACCTGATACTGACTGACTCTATTAACCATGTTAGAACTCCACGTTATCCTCTGTGGGACAAGATGTTTCAATCATACGGCCTGAGTCCTTATCGTAGTACAGGTA